CACCACCATATCTGTAGACAATTGTTAATTGTGTATTAGCTGGTGCTTGTCCATATGCTTTAGTTGATAAAAAATTAGACGGATCGAAAGCTGTATTTAAGTAAGTTGGTGAACCTGGTAAAGAAGAACCAACCTCATCTGGATTAGGAACTATCTCTTCATCAGGATTATCTGATGTACCAGCACCAAATCTCATTTCTGTTCTACCATCTTCTCTAATAAATGTCGTAAATCTTCTAGAAGTTTTTAGTAGTTTTAAAAGGTAAGGAGCTTGGTCAGCGTAAGTGTAAAGTTGATCGTCATTTTCTTCTTTATTTTCCATATCAGTAAACACTGTATCTTGCGCTAAAAAAGGAACTTCGTACCAACTATTACCATCACTGTCTGTACAACTTATTATCTCCGATATATCTGAATTACCTAAAACAATTCTATCATACTTTTTAGCATTGTTGAATGTAAAAAACTCTGTAGCTATGTTTCCACTTCTAGCTCTAATTGATTTTTTCAATAAGTAAGTTACAGGAACATTATCTGAACTTTCGTATATTTTTATTTCTAAAGGATCGTATGAACTAGAAAACTTAAAGTTACAATCTTCTGTAGTAACAAACTTTACACCATTAGCTGAGTTTAATTCCATTCCCTCTTTTATTACCATAGAGTATCTTAAATCTGGTTCCGTACTATAACCACCACCAGTTCCACTTGATTTTGCAGGAACTGTTTGAAACACATCTACATCTACAGCAGATGGAGTTGATAACTTTGGTTTGTAACCTAAAGATTGAGCCATATTATATACAGTTCTCTTTTCTTCTGCAAATGCTAGTAGGCTTTCTTTGAACTGATTATCAACATAGTAAGATAAAACATCTCCTACATATGAAGCCATTTCTATAAACATCATACCCGGAGATGAATCATTAAAGTCGTTATATTCTTTTGGAAAATACGCTTTAGTAAATTCTATTAGATTGTCTTTAAAAGATGTGAAATCTTTGTTTAAATATCTAACTTCTTTTACAGACTTTTTTGGTTTTGAGTATGGCATTTTTATTCTCCGTTATCCACCTAAATTATTAAAAGGAGAGGCTTCGTAATTTGAAAAGTTAAGTGAAAGACTTTCTTCTGAAGTTTCATCTACATTCAAACTAAATTTAATATTTACATTTAACAAATTTGGATTTCTGTTTGAAAAACTCACATCTAAAGAAGTTATATTTACAAAAGGTAGAAACTCACTAATAGCTGAATTTATTTCTTCTTCTACTGCAGATTCTACATCTCCTTCTTTTTCAAAAAGAATAGATCTTAGGTTTGTACCAAAATTTGGATTTCCAAGTCTTTCCTGCTTTGATGTTAGTAGTAAATGTTTTATATTAGATTTAGTCTGTTCTAAAGCAGTTTTAGTTCTATTGAAAAATCCATCTCTACTATTGTGCGATAGAGGTAAAGACAAACCAATATAAGTATCTGGATCTAAATCATTTTGAATTGAACTCATTACTTGTTATCTCTCTTTTTTAAAGCTTTCATTACACCACTGTAATCTTTAGTAAGGTTACTCATTACATCTTGAACTGCTGGACTGTTAGGGTCTACTCCA